AAACTGGCCCATTAACTGGACAACCTAGACGAGTTAATAAAGCTATTGTGGATATATCAAGTGGATTGGACATTACTATGAAAGCTCAGGACTTGACTGCAAAAGAACTGGTTATACAACAAGTGGACTTTACTGTTGGCAGTGATATTGATGCTGTAACGGATAAGCACGAATTTAATTTCTTGGGTTACAGCAAAAATCCTACTATAACTATTTCACAAAATGATCCTTTGCCATTGAAGGTATTGGGTTTAGCTATGGAGATACAATTCGCATGAATATGAGTGCATCAACATTGTTTTTAGCTAGTGCTGCTGTAAGCGCCATTGGAACACTATCAAGCATAAAGGCACAAAAATCTGCTTTAGCGAGAGAAAACTACAGACTGGAAACGGAAGCTCAATTAGCCAAAGTACAAGCATTGGAAGCTGAAAACTCCAGAAAGCAAGAAGCGTGGGTAGAATTGGCAAACAATGCTGCATTTCAATCTACTGCTGGTTACTTAGATGACGGAAGAAGTTTTCTAAATATTAATAAACAAGTGGCATCAAATATGAATAAGGATGTGGCTAACATTCGTCTGATGGGCCAAAGCGTTCAAGTTAAGTTTGGACAAAGACAATATGAGAACACCTTAAAGAACAAGGATTTAACATTTGGAGGTTATACAAGTGTAATAGCTGGATTAACAAGTGGCTATGCAAAGTATAAGTATTATTCATAATGGCATTAACAACTGGTAAAAAAACAACTGTCGTTACACCTTCTTCTGTAGCAAACAGAATGGGCATTGTAGATGCCTATGGTGGCGATTGGATAGCGACTGCTGCTGATGCCATTGGCAATACTTTAGATGAATTTACTAAACGAGCTGTTGTTCAGGAAGAAGAAGCGTGGAAGGCAAAGTTTAGCATAGATACTTTTAAATCCATAAAAGGATTTGCCAACAATAACAGAGTGAATCCTAGTGGATTCTACAATAGTGTTGATCCTTATGTTGAACAATTAATTGAAAAAGTACCAGCACGATTCAAGGGTTGGGCAAAACAATATGCTGGAATGATGGCTGCAAGGGAAGGTCAGGACATTCATCTTCGCCATTATAACAAGAAACAAGCCGACTTAATTAAACTGAACATAGAGGATACAAATTTATTTGTTCAAAACAGTCTGGAACGACTGGAGAAATTGGACATATCCCAATGGGATGACGAGATGGTAAAAGGTCTTGTAGCTGAACTTGCTGAAAAAACTGTATCATACAGCAACATCTATTCCACACTTGATCCACAATATTCTGCTGGTCTGGACTTGCCTGAAGTTTGGGCAAAGAACAAGATACTGGGATTTGAACAATCTAGGGTTAATACAAGAATTAAAAGTATGTTGAAAGGAGCAATCATACTGGATAAGGAATCTGTATTACGAAAAGACATTAATGGAGATGGAAACATAGCTGAACCTATAGGAGCAGAACACGATGCTCTAAGCTATCTGGAACAAGCTGAAAAAGAAGTAGTAAAATATTTAAAGAATTATAGAACAAATCCTGATGATGGCGACCTAGATGGTTTTTCAACTTTACTTGCATCTGAGAATGATGAGGAATTTTCCTTTATGTCTACTGATGCTGAAAGAGTGAATATCATTAATAATTCAATAGCATACAAGGATACACTTATAGCTGAACAAGCTAGATTGCAGCAACAAATAGATAATCAAAATGCAACAAATCATACAATAGCAGTTAATCAATTAAAGGAACGACTGGAAGTGCCATACTTGTTGCCTAATTCAGAACAAGAATTAATCAATATATTTGAAAGTCTTAATATTCAAGCAGACCAAAGATTAGAATTAACAAACAAGTATCATACTATGGATACAATCAGCAAATATGCTGAAATGATATTGCACGATCCAGATAAACAAAAAAGATTTCAATATAAAGGTAAGTATTTCGATTTACCAGATCAATCAAATGTATGGGGAGATGCATTGCAAAGAGCTAGAGGAGAACTAAAAAACAAATGGGGAATTACAGATGTAGATGATAAAGAAATAATGAGATTGATAGTGGATAAACATATGTTTCAAATAACTGGAAAACGACCAGATGAATTAGATTTTCAATTTAGCAGCATACTTAATGAAACAAGTGACGATCTCGACCACATTAAAAACTATGTTTCCAGATGGGGAATTGTTCCAAGAGAATTTAGCGACTGGCTTGGAAACTGGGATAATCTTAATTATGATGTTGAAGGAGATAGAGAACAGTTAATAGAAATGGCTCAGTCATATAATTATATTAGAACTGCTAATCTTACCAAAGGTATTGCCATTGAAGGTATTGAAGCTAATGACGGTCTGATGCTTGAAGCATTTTACAATGACTGGAAAAAAAGAAAAGACATTATTGATAGAACTGGAAAAGTACCAGAAGATGAAAAAATAACTGAACAAGAATTTGTCCAAAGATGGTGGAAAGCAAGAGATAAAAAAGTAGATGAAATAGATTTAATAAATCAAGAAATTAATAATTTGTTTACAAGATTTGAAGATAAAGAAGAAGGATATTTTGAAACAGCTTTAAAAGAAGCAATAGATAAAACAAGATTAGATATATTTGGAGCAAGTTATGGAAGTATGACACTTGGCATAGGAGATGCTAAAGTTAAACCTTTAATTACTATGCCAATAATAAAACATATATTTGGCTGGTTAAAAGTAACTGATGAGGAAGCTGTAGACTTAAACTTAAATTTAGCAGCAAGAGAATTACAAAAATTATTACCAGATATTATGACTGACTATTATATTTCATTAGATTTAAATGAAAGAGATTTAGCAACAAGACCAAGTTGGTTAGTTGAAGATGATGTTAAACATATTATAAAATGGGCGATAAGAGATTTATCATCACAAGGTTGGGATTCAGATGACTGATGTAGTTTTAAAACCAATAATAAAAACATACAAAAAAAGAGGTATGTCCGAAGATGAGATTCGGACTGATATGGTATTGGCTATCCAGAACAGAATAATGGGATTAAGCCAAAAGGAAAGAGATGAACTGGGATTCAAAAATGATTTTATAGATTCCCATAATTTATTTGATATGATTGATAAAAGACAAATCAGATTCAAATATAATAAAAGATCAGCCGATAATAAACCCACATATAATATTGTTATTGATGTAGATGGAGATGGATTATTTATGGACTTACCTAATCCATTTGATCCAAATGATTCCTATTCTCCAGAAAAACTGGAACTACCTAGAGCTTATGAAATAACTCCAAAGAAAATTAAGGAGATGGCGTATCAGGAAGAATGGAAACAAGGATTTGAAGAACGAGATCAACAATATGAAAATATAGGATTAGGTGGTGTTAAAAGAGAATTGGAATATCTGCGATACCAAACTTTCAAACTGTTTGATAACTTTATTGTCAATAATGGAAAGAAAATTGCTGAGAAGGCTGCTGGATTAATTCCTTTTGTTGATTACAATTATGATGACTGGGAAGAACAGTCTCAAAAAGTATTAAGAAGGGAAGCAGCACTTAATCAAATCTATAAACTAACTGGAGATGAGTATGAAACAAGATTGTATTCAGGACTGGTTAAGCAATTCGGAGTATCAGGAGATGCAATTATGAAACAAGAAAATATTTTATTTCGTTATATTTCAGATAACGAAGGTGGTTATAAAGCTAAAGCATATGAAACTAAAAAGGGGAATGGCGACTGGACAATAGGACACGGACTGTCCTTGAAAGATGATACAGTCTTGGAGGAACTAAAGCGTTTAGAATACAATCTAGATGATTTAATGAATGGAAAGACAAGCATTAAATTTCAGGATTCGGCTTGGATTTCACATAAAATAATAGAGAACAAATACCAAGAAGTAAAAGCAGAAGCGTTAAAGTATGGCGTTGACTTGACTGGAAATAAAAATTCTTACTTAACTATGGCTATTGTGGATATGGCTTATCAAGGATTGACTGGGCCAAGATTCTTTGAAGCATTGGGAAAATATATTGAAACTGGAGATGCAAAATATCTTGGCACATTTGATTCCTATAATGGAGATGGAGAAGCCATAAGAAAATGGACTGATAAGGAAAAGGGAATATTGAATCCAGATTATGAAAATAGAGAATCTACTGTTTTGGGCGAACTGTGGAATGATGGAAAAGTGTACAAGGATATAGGAATGGGTGGTGTTTTTGTTCGCAATGAAGATAGAGCCAATAAAATACTATCTTGGGATAATGGACAATATACTAATTTCGTCAATATGAAATTTGATGAAAGTATAGCACAAAGACCACCTGAAGCAATTACTGGAGAATAATGCCTGATCAACATACATCAACTGGTCGTTCCTATACATTACCTAGCAACATACAGCCAAGAGATGACCTGACTGGTCTTGATGCATTATTCAGTACAACAAAGAATACAACTGCTGGTATATTAAAAGAACAACAGATTGCAAAAGGCGTTCTTTATTTAGCTAAACATATCTTTAATGAGAATCCCACATATGAAATGGATGATTCCTATAACATATTCAATGATCCACAAATAAGCAGAGCTGGTCTTGATATGTATGTTGGTAATTTTATGCACTCTCGAAGTGCAGATCATACTGCATCATTAATTAAACGATTTAAGGAACATCATAAGAAATATGCTGGTTCTCCAGCTTATATAGCTGGAAGGATAATAGGGGGAATACTTGATCCATCAAGTTTGTTCCTATTCACTAAAGCTGGAAGCTGGATTTTGACTGGATCAAGATTAAAAAGAGGAGCAATGATTGGAAGTATTGTAGGAGCTGAAGAAGCAAGTAAAAGATACTTTGATGATTCTCGCCCTATGATTGAATCAACATTGATAACTGCTGGAGGATTTATAATCCCAGCATTATTTCCATCACTACCAGCTAAAGCTGCTGGAAAGAAATTTGATAGATCAGCTCAACTGTTAGATGATGCTGATGATTCAGTATTTCAATCTGCTGGAACTATGGGAGCTGCTGCTCCTAAAGGGGAAAAATGGATTACATTAGAAAATAAAATAAAAGAAACAGAGATTCTTATAAAAGAAGGAAAGGGAACTCCTAAAGTCATTAAGACTTGGAAGAAACAATTAAAATTATTAAAAGAAGAATTAAAAATTGAAAAGAAAAAAGCAAAAAGAATGTTTATGGAAGATAAAGAATTTCAGGCAGAAAATCAAATCAAGCCTACTGGCTTGGGAATATTTGGAGAACAAGGCCCTTACAATCCTATTTGGCGTGTAATGAAAAATGGAATTGTTTCAGCTCAAGAATTTATAGAAACTACATTAGAAGGTTCTCTATATCAAGTCAAAAACTTTTCTAATATAGCAACAAGTCCAAGTATAGAAAGAGCCATTAAATCAAGATATACTCCTTTGGTCATAACAACAATAAGGAAGATGGAAACTCTCTATACTCAATATCTAGCACGAATGGGAAAGTCAGGACAAAATTTTATAGAAAGAACTTTCGATACTAAATTTTCCAGATCAACAAATGAAGGAACAAAAATTTTAACACCTAAACAATTTAGAGAACAGATTTGGATGGCGAGAATGGGTAGTGAATCTGTAGAAGAAGAAGCTAAAGTAGCTGCTAAAAGTCTTGATAAATATTATGGAAAAATTGGTAAAGAATATGATGAATTAAATATAGC